TATATTATGGCTAAGAAAGTGAATGATTTTTATTTACCTCTACGAAATGAGCTTACTGAACTCGTTCACGACAAAACTTCTGATCTATTGGAAAATTATTCTCATCTTAGTTCCAAGGATCAGAAGAAATATTTGCAATTTGTAGATGATATAGTCTCGGATTCAGATAAGTACATGGCTACAAAGAAAGCTACTAGAGCTATCAGAAAGCCAAAGGTTAGAACTGCTGACAAACAAATCTCTAGGTTGAAGTATCTTAAAGAGAGTAAAGAATATAAAGTAGCATCTATCAATCCTCTATCAGTAGTGGGTTCATATAGACTATTTACATTTAATGCTAAAAGTAAAATACTTAGTGAATTAATTAGTAATTCCACCAAAGGATTTGAAGTCAGTGGTTCGACCATAAAGAATGTTGATAGTACTGAATCTCGAGAAATTACTCTGAGAAACCCAGATAAAACATTACCACTGATTCTTAGTAATACTAAAAGAAACATTGATAAAGTATGGGCAGAGCTTACTACTAAAACTAGGACTACAAATTCTAGGATAAATAGTAATACTATCCTACTAAGGATATTTGATAAATGAGTAGATACAACAACGATGATATATACAACTTTCTAAGCGAAGTTGAAAAAGAAATTGATAATCTATCTAACATGGTCAGACATCTACACGTAAAGATGGATAAGTTAGACAAACATATAGATTTCATAGAAAAAACATATAACGATTTAAAAAATCCTATTGAAGGTGTTAAGAGGTTTTTAGGAAAATGATAGAAGAAAAGTTTTTAACCCGAAGTAAGTTTACAAAAATTATAGAAGAAACCGTCCTAGATAAAGCTTTATCATATATGGACGCAGTTCTATACGTCTGCGAAAAAAATTCTATAGATCCACAGGATGTAAAGAAATTTATTTCGCCAATAATAAAAGGAAAGATCGAGGCAGAAGCAATGTCTCTCAACTTTCTACCAAAACAAAATACATTGTTTTAATATTTCAGTCAATATTTCAGTTAATAAAATGGAGAAAATAATATGTCTTTTGCACAGTTAAAGCAAAACCGAGATCAAATCTCAAAACTAATCCAAGCAGCCGAAAAGGCAAATGGACCCTCAGAAAAAAAATCTTATGTAGATGAAAGGTTTTGGAAACCTACAGTAGATAAAGCCGGAAACGGTTATGCTGTTATTCGATTTCTTCCAGCCACCAATCAAGAAGAATTACCTTGGGTAAGATACTGGGACCACGGATTTAAAGGTCCAACCGGTCTATGGTATATAGAGAATTCTTTAACATCAATCAGTCAGGTTGATCCAGTTGGTGAGTTGAACAGTCGTCTTTGGAACTCAGGAGTCGAGTCAGATAAGGATAAAGCGCGTACTCAAAAACGCAGACTTCATTATGTGACTAACGTATACATTGTGTCCGACCCATCTAATCCAGATAATGAGGGTAAAGTATTTCTTTATCAGTTTGGTAAAAAGATTTTTGAAAAAATCATGGATGTTATGCAACCATCTTTTGCCGACGAGAAAGCAGTCAATCCATTTGATCTTTGGGAGGGTGCAAACTTCAAACTCAAAATACGTAATGTAGAGGGTTATCGTAACTATGATAAGTCTGAGTTTGATTCCTCATCTGAACTCTCTTCAGATGAATCTGTTCTTGAGGGAATCTTTAATAAACAAAGTTCTCTACAAGAATTCCTTGATCCTAAGAACTTTAAAACCTACGATGAACTTAAGGCTAAGTTGTCAAGAGTCCTAGGTGAACAAGTTGACGCGGGATCCAATACCCTTAAACAGGATAGTCAGTTAGGAGAGCCTACTCCTGCACCTGAGATAAAGAGTGTTGAGCCTGTAACTGCTGAACAGATGTCAGCTGCTGATGATGCAGATGACACTATGAGTTACTTCGCTAAATTGGCTCAGGCTGATTAGATTATCTAAATCCTGGAACCATTCTAGGATCGAATGGAGCAGGAGCTGGTGTAGTAAAGCCCTGATTAACATTACTTATATTGTTAGTCGGGGCATTGACTATTCCACCTTGTCTGGCTGCACTTTGGTCAGCTAACATCATAGCTCTCTCAATTCTAAGATCATTGAGTTCTTCTGTCAAATTATCCAATCTTCTTTTTTGTCTTTGGAATTCGTTTAATTCTAGTTCATAAGCTATTTTAATTTTATTGGCTTCTTCTCCACTTGTTCCTTCCGGCACTAATGCATTTCGTTCTGATCTACTAAGTACTTTAAATCCACTTGATGTATCTAAAAAAGCATCCATCGCAAGTTTTTGAGCTGATGCAGCAGATGCTATCTTGGAATCTATATTAGATATTTTTTCTTCATCGGTGGTAAAGAACTTTTCAGCTATGGCTTTTCCTCCTGGGATAGATCCTATTATGTATCTCATAGCTGCAAAAAATAAACTTTTTATTCCGTCAATCATATCTCCTAGTAAATTTTTACCAACACCAATTGGATCTTTAAAGAAATCTAGTATGTAATTAAATATGTCAGCAATCTTTTGAGGAATTGCTAAGATATATTCTCTAAAACTAAACTTTTGTATAGCTTCTAGAACAAATCCAGCTAAACCTTGGTCTGGTATAATTTTACCTTCAGAGTCAACTTTTATGCCAAATAAAGATATTGCTTTAACTAATAAATTTTTAAGTAAATCTAACGGAGCTCCTATAAAGCTACCCACAAATCCAGCAACACCACCGACAGTTTTTTGCAGAATGGTGCCTTCAGTGTTTATAAATTCCACTACTGCATCATAACCAGAAACTAAAAGACCTAAAGGCCATAAGAGCTTGGCTGCAAACTTACCTACCACTCCTAGCCATCCGACTGCTCCAGATTGACTTATAACTAAACCTAGGTTTTTTAAAGTAGTAAATACTTTACCTGCAGCTCCAGTTGCAGCATTTTTTATGAACTCTGTAGCACCACTCACAAATCCTGTAACAAAAGAAAATAAACTTTTTATAGATTCTGTTATTTTTGTTACACCAGGAACTTTAGAAGCTCCAGTTTTAACTGTATCTTTCACGTTGTCTATGAATGTGGTTACTCCACTAAACGCGTCTTTGATAGCATTAGTTATCTTTCTAAATGTAGGAACTTGAAATTTACCATCCTTTCCTTGTACAACTATAGGCTTACCATCTACTCCAAGACCAAAAAGTTTTAGTATTCTAGCTCGAGTACCGGCAAAAGCATCATTGATCTTTGTGAATATGGCTGCTCCAAAAACAGCACCTTTACCTTTTAAGTTTGCTCCGATATCTTTTATTTTTGATAAAGCTTTAACTTCCCAACCTCTGAATCCAAGAAGAGCTGCTTCTATGGCAATTATACCTCCAGTGATAGCAGCTAAAGCTCCCTTCAATCCACCAAGAGCAGGAAGTCCAAAAATGTTTAAACCACTACCACCCTGTCCTCCTTTAGAAGAAGAAGAAATAGTCTTTGTAGCACTTTTAGTTTCCCTTTCCCTTTCTTTTTGATTTAATAAATTTTGCTTAGCTTGTTCTTTTAAATCTTTGAAATAAGCAGTCATCTCAGACACTAACCCACTGTTAGTTTTGAGAATATCATCAGTGACTTTTCTGTTTGCTATAAGTTCTTTTCTTACGTCGTCTAGTGTTGCTGCCATTACATCTTCCTATTCTGTTCAGCGTTACGCTTATTCTCTTCTTTAATAAATTCTGCTAACAATGTTATATAAATCTCCCTTTCCCACGGCATCATATTCTCTAGATCTTCTAACGAATACTTATGATTTTCCATAAGTTGAAAGTTAGTTTTATAATAAGATACTAAGCTATCATGAGAAAGGGATATTAAAAAAAAGCTTGTAAACCCTCCAAAGTTAACTTATTTTCTTTACCACACCCCGTACAATTAAATTCTATAGTATGTTTAAGTCTAGGCATTTTCTCGAGGAAAGCAGATAATTTAGTAAATTGATCAGATGTCATATCTTCTATAAATTCTTGAGTTTCTTTTTCAGGTACATCTATCATTGATATCTGTTCTTCATCTGTCATAATTGTGTCAATACACTTTCCCATCAAAAGAAAAGTTGTTTTTGTTTGTTCATCTGGTTTGTAATTTCCACCAACTACATCTCTATATGATGGCCATCGCATTTTAACTGATATGTTGTCAGTGAGTTTTATAACATTATTTAACTCTTTAGGCATATTAACTTTAAGATCATCTAATTTAATTGCTGCATGATTATCTTTCTCACAACTTTCACATTTAGGTTGTAATTTAATTAATTCACCGGTAGATTTAGATCTTACTTGCGTAAACATATATTCTACATCAAAGATTGCTAATTGGTTTTCGTTTATGTTATCTTTGATACATGCTTTTAATGTATTGATAATTGCATTAAACATTTGCTTTTCATCTTGTGATTCGGCAGCCATCATCAACACTTTTTCTTCTCTTACAAGATAAGGTCTGTATTTTACTTCTTGTCCCGTCGAAGGTATTGTCAGAAAATACTCTGGCGAGGTATTTAGTTTAGGTAAAGCCATATTATATTCTTCTCCATTGTCTATGAGTAAAAGTTACTGACAAAGACAGTAACCCATCAAGATCATTTGTTAATTGTATAGCATTGATTGTTTTAGGATAAGCTCCTTCCAATTCAACACCATAATTTGTTTTTTGACTAAAATTAAAATCTATATCAATGTCTATTCCTAATAGATCTAGTAATGATTCTACATTTCTTGCCTTTCTTACAGCATCAAAATTAAAATCCAGTCCTTTTTTAAGAGCATGAATCCTAACAGTTTTTGCATAATCATTAACATATCCAACATATTTACTGTTTTGATTTAAAACTAGATTTTGCCATTCTTCAAAATAGGATCTGATTCCCCAGTTATTCATAACATAAAATTCCATAGTTACATCATCTTCTACAAATCCATAAGAAAGTTCATGTCCTTTTACTCCTATGATTCTATTAACACTAGCCATTTGTCTACCAGGAATATTTACTTGCCGACATAACACATTTATATCTCTAGATTCAACTATTGTATTTGGAACTCTTGGTAACACAACAACAAATTGGTGTTGCATTGCAAATCCACCAGACTTTGATGCTTGATCTTGTATTTTTTGTATTGAAAATGCCATTTAAATTATATTCCTTGAATCTGAGTGAACTTTACTAGCTGAAGCTTTACTGAATGATGCAGTTGGAAGAAAGGTTGCTATTTCCCATTCTGGTGCTGGCACTAAAGCTAATCTACTTTTAACATTACTAATTAAATAATGTTTTAAGCATGGTTTAAATGGCTTTAAATTAGATGCACCTTTTAACTGCTGATAAGTTGCAGTAAATTTTGTAGAATCATTATACTTATTATTGTTTGTTGTTTCCATTAATCCATCTAGTAATTTCGCTCTTAGTACCATAGGTAAATAATGTAAATTTAGACCTAAAAAGCCACCTTTTGCGGGTTCAACTACAATCGTCAATGGAAATCTATCATAATAAGGCAAAGTATCTTTATGTTTAGGATCATAAAAATACATGTACATATTACCAATGCCATGTCTATTTCTTAATTGTAATGGTTCTTGTTTCATTAAATCTAATCTACTTGTACTTAGCTGACGAGCCTTTTGTCTAAACCAATCACGTGACTGTTTAGTTCTTGGTGTTATCCCTGCACGAAAAGCAGCGATCTGTAGATTTTGAAAAATATTAGCCATAACACTATTTATATCATTTCTTACGCCTTTTCTTGAATGATGGGAAGGCTTTGAGCTTCTTTAACTTACCGGGCACAGGTTTAGTTAATATACCCATTTGTTGTAGAGTATGTTCTGTCCATATTTGAAAGTCCCA